TGAACTCAGAGGCGCCAATGGAACACAGCAGGAACACATGGATATTGCGCATGAATGTGCAAAAGTTATTGCAAAAATTTTCCCTCTGACAGAGATGTTGGAAACATGAATTGGTTGGCCCCCCTGATACTCATAAGTTTTATATCTTTCATAATGGGTAGTGTGTCGTGGGGTACAGATAAAATTGCCACAGATGGTTATGTATTTGAACGAAAAGAATTTACCAATTCACAGTTGCAAGTCAATATCATTTACTATGAAAGTTTGACAGATCTTAGATTAGAAGCCCAGATCAGAGAATATCAGGGATCCGAAATGCTACTTGCATTTGCAGAAAATTACCATGACTACTGCGAAATACATGTAGTAGATCCCAGAGTTGAATATCATCCAGAGCGGTATGGGCATGAGCTCATGCACTGTGTACATGGAAATTGGCATAGCCAACAAGTAGTGTTTACCTATGAAGATTGATTTTGATGTTGACATAGATTGTGCTAACAGGGATCGTGTATTAAAGCACATCAGACATATTCCTGCAAGTGTGTCGAACAATGGAACACTGACTAAACATAACACTGGCGTATATTTTCAGAACATACCCACAGATCCATTGTCAGGATTTGCTCAAATCGATCATAAAACTGCTGAAAGTCAGGGGTATTTCAAAGTTGATTTTCTTAACAATTACATCTACAAGGACGTCAAGGACATTGCCCATCTGGATAGTTTAGTTGAGCGCGAGCCTATGTGGGAACTTTTAGAGCATGCAGAGGTAGTAGAACAGCTATATCATATCAACAGGCATTATGAAATCGTAAACAACTACAAGCCCAGAAGTGTCATGGAACTTGCCATGATACTTGCTATAATCAGACCTGCAAAGCGTCATCTCATAGGTCAATCTTTTGAGAAAATTTCTGAGAGTGTGTGGTTAGTACCCGAAAACGGCGAATATCATTTTAAGAAAGCACATGCTGTGGCTTTTGCACTGGCTATATGTGTGCAATTAAATCTGCTAGTGGAAAATCTAAGTTAGTCAACTTTTTTAATAAGTTGCACGGTTCTTCTTTTTATTCGTTTTCTGATTAAATTTTGTAAACTTATCATGGGACCATATAAAACCTGAGTATCTTTGGTTACCACAGTCTTAAGGAAAGATTTGAAAGGAGCCATTTCTATGTGCAAAAATACATCTATGGGTATTTGCCTGTTGGACTCCCACCACCATAAGTCCCCCAGATTTAACAATGCTTTTTGAGCTTCCATATTGGGCAGAGATTCTAAATCGTAAAAAGTTATCAGATGATTATCAGAATTGACTACTATGCCCACATACTCTATATCTCCATAAAGCAAACCAGTAAGAAATTCAAATTCTGAATAAGGATTTTCCATGTATCAGGTTATTTATGGTTGGCAACAAGGATAAATACTATAAATGAATATGCATGATAATAGACTTTACAAGTATAGCACTGAGATCGATCTAACAATTACTGCATATGGAGTTGAGGTAGACAATAGGAATATGAATCCCAGGCACGTAACAGTTCACAAAGGTTTAACTAATACACTGTATTTTAATATTCGTGACAGGGATCGCAAACCTCAGATTGTAACCACAGATCAGATTCGTTGCTATATCATAGATGCTACCACAGGTCGCAGGGTAGTAAGTAAACTGCTGACTGCTGATCAGCTCAAAAAGGGCATGGCTAAACTGGTACTTCTGGAAGGCGATCTAGTAAATTTAGTGCCTGGCTTATATAATTGCTACTTTACAGTAACTAAGCAAGATAGTCAGGAAGAACCACTGTATAGCAACCAGAACAATGATATTGTGTTTACTCTGGAGATAACCAATCAGGCATATAGTAATCCTGTGCCTACTCAGTATGCAAATGCAAATATTTTGATTTCCAACACAGGTAATGCAAATGTATACGCCACAAGCAGTATGTATGGCAACTTAGATAGAAATTTCACCAATTGTCAGCATACCATGGCATTCTATGGTAATGGATATTCAGGTAATATCACAATACAGGCAAGTGGTTTAACATCAGCTCCATCTTCTGATATGGATAGTACAGATTGGTATGATGTGGAAACTATTTCTGTTAGCAATACTGCACCTAGATCCAATGTGTTCTATAGTAATTTTAATGTAGCTGCGAACTGGATCAGAGTGGTGAATACTCCTGATAGTGGCAATACTTCTACACTGAGTCAGATACTTTTAAGAAATTGACAATTTATACTATACTATGTTATACTAAACTATGTCGATTGATTCCATAGTTGAACGCACACATCGTCTGATCTTGGATAATTTGCCGGCCAGGCATTCAAAAACTCCTTCTGGGTGGGTAACATTTAATTGTCCCATCTGCAACGAGAAACGCAAACGCGGTGGCGTTATTACCACTGGTGCTAAGATAGCATTCCATTGCTTCAACTGCGGTGCTAAAGCGGCCTGGACTCCATACCCAGGTATTAGCAAGCGGTATAGAGAACTTGCTGAGAAGCTGGGATGTAGTGTGTCAGAGCTGAATAGTGTGCAGTTGGATCTATTAAAGTATAGTGAAGAATTGGATCAGGCAGATCTGCATACTGAATATAACATAAACTTTCACAAGTTTAAGACAGTTGATTTACCTGGGGATGCCACTAATGTAGAGGAACTACCTGATGGTCATGAAATCAAGGAGTATGCCAGAAAACGTGGTATACTGGGCCTATATCCACTTTTTCATGTTGACACAACCCTGTATCGAAAGAGGGTAATTATACCCTTTCTGTTCAACAATGAGATAGTGGGCTGGTCAGGCAGACACATTGCACCGCCAAACACTAGTACTCCCAAGTATCTACAGCAGATACAACCAGGCTATGTTTTTAACATTGATAGATTTACTGGTGGGGACAGACAAATTGTTGTGGTGTGTGAGGGATTAATTGATGCTATACTCTTGGATGGTATTAGTGTAATGGGTAACAGCGTAACACCTGAGCAAGCACATCTGATCGACAAATTAGGTATCAGAGTTGTGCTATGTCCTGACAGAGACCGCCCTGGTAAAAAGCTTATTGAACAAGCAGTAGAGCTGGGTTGGGATGTGAGTTTTCCTCCCTGGAGTCATGATTGCAAAGATGCAGGTGACGCAGTTAGTAAGTATGGTAGATTATTAACACTAAGTAGTATCATGGAACATGCAACTGACAATAAAATTAAAATACAAGTAAAAACTAAGATGCTTTAATGGAGAAAATAAATTGGCTGATATAACCGAATACACACCAGAAATTCAGGAAATGTTCCTGAAGTTTTTGGTATCTGATCCAGATTTGTTTGCAAGATGTCAAAATATCGTGGATGCAAGACATTTTGATAGACAATTTAGAAATGCTGTGGACTTAATGATGTCACACACCAAGGATCACAATACTATGCCCACACTGGAACAAATCAACAGCGTGGGTGCACTAAAGTTAGATATTATCCCCAATGTTACACCAGATCATCAGAACTGGTTCCTGGATGAATTTGAAACATTTTGCAGACACAAAGCTCTGGAGAGAGCAATCATTAGTAGCACGGATGATCTTGAGAACCAGAACTATGGTGCAGTTGAAGCAAAGATCAAGGAAGCAGTGCAGATTGGTCTAATCAAGGACCTGGGTTTGGACTACTTTGAGAATCCCAAGGAGCGTTTAGAGTGGATCAAACAGCAAGCAGGTGCAATTAGTACAGGCTGGTCGGGCATTGACCAGAAGCTATATGGTGGCTGTAACAGGGGCGAGCTTACTGTATGGGCGGCGCCCAGTGGCGGTGGTAAGAGTTTGTTCCTACAGAACTTGGGAGTCAACTGGGCACTAGCAGGTCTAAATGTAGTTTACATTAGTTTGGAACTTAGCGAACAGCTTATTAGTATGAGATTGGACAGCATGGTGTCAGGCTACACTACTCGTGAAGTCATGAAGAACATGGATGATGTTGATCTCAAAGTCAGAATGAAAGGCAAGGGTGCTGGTAAGTTTAGAGTAAAATATATGCAGAGTGGCATCAATACCAACGACATCAGAGTGTTTCTCAGAGAATATGAGATACAGTCAGGTGTAAAAGTAGACGCATTGTTAGTAGACTACTTGGACTTGATGATGCCAATCAATGCTAAAATTAGTCCTGAGAATTTGTTTGTCAAGGACAAGTATGTATCAGAAGAACTCAGAAACTTGGCCGCAGAGCGACAGATGTTACTAAGCACAGCATCACAGTTAGGCAGAAGCGCTGTGGAAGAAATTGAATATGATCATCATCACATTGCTGGTGGTATTTCAAAGATCAACACATCAGACAATGTTATTGGTATCTTTACGAGCAATGCCATGCGTGAGCGCGGCAGGTATCAGGTGCAATTCATGAAAACTCGTAGTTCCAGTGGTGTTGGTAGCAAGGTAGATTTAAAGTTTAATCCAGATACTTTGCGTATTGAGGACTTGGAAGAAGGTGAGGAGGACTCAATGACACTCACTGCTGGTAGCATCATGGATAAACTAAAGCGCAGTGGTAGTGTTCAGGATGATGAAGCAGCACAAGCAGAGGATGCTGTAGCAGAAACACTGCACCTAAAAGAGTTTTTAAAATCCAGAAAATGATAAATACCGTAAAATAATTACGAGTATATCATGGCTAAAACTAAAAGCATACTGGAAGAATTAAACCAGATCAGCAAGGACAGAGATCGCAATCATGTTGTGAGAAATCGTGCTGAACATGTTATCCAGGGTGCTATCAATCTTCTGGAGCAAATCGACAAATACTATGACGCAGATATTGCAAAAGACTTGCAAAATCGTTTAGTTAATAGTATTCGTGGCAGAGATAGTTCCAAATTTGAGCGTGGTATCAGAAAAGTAATTAAAGAATCTGGAACCGATTCTCATGAAAGCCTCTGATCTTGATGTAATTTGTAAGCCTGAAAAGCAACATCGTATACACAAATTTGCAGAATATTGTTGTGAACAATTGGGTATTGATGTTCCTGAATTAAATCTTAAACCTCATAATGATACTTCTGCGCTGGGCTACACTAGCATGGAGGACGGTAGTGTTACCATTGTTGTGGGCGATAGACATCAGATGGATATCATGCGCACACTAGCACATGAACTTGTGCATTGTAAGCAGATGACCACTCACACTCCTTGTGGAGATACCGGTAGCAAAGACGAGAACGAAGCCAATGCACTAGCAGGTATTTTGATGAGGGAATGGGGACAGCAAAATCCAGATTTATTTACAGAAGGGAAAAACATGAGGGAAGATTCACGCACAGTATCGAACTACAATCCAGATGGTAAAACATATAAAGGTAAACGTATGCCAAGTTTGGATGACGATGATCTAAACAATATGGCACAAGATATAGATTCGTTTGATGATAATGAATTTGCTTACGATCCAGAAACGGATCAAAGCATAGACGATGATAATAGAAATAAAAAAATGGCAAATATCCTTAAAGGACTCACTCCTAAAGAGCAAGAGATTTTAAAGATGCGCTATGAGGATAACATGAGCCTTAGGCAGATAGGTAAAAAATTTAACGTAAGTGGGGAAAGGATACGTCACATTGAAATGAAAGCACTACGTAAATTACGACATCCTACAAGATCAGGTCCATTAGAGCCATATACAGAAGAAACAGGCAAAACTTCCAGAGGTTATAAGTTAAGAAAAACTGGGTTTTATGGTGGTGACAATAGAGGATACACGCACGATTACAGAATTAAAAATGCTATCAAGAAAAAATTTGATAAACTTGTACCTGACGATCCTGATGAAAAAAAGGTAACCTTGCGTAAAAAAATAGATGATTTAATTCACCAAAAAGAGTTGGAAAAAGATTACTGGGACGATTATTCTTTTGCAGAAGCCAAGAAAAAAATGTCTGCACAGGATAGATTGGAAAAGAGAGCAGCCGAGCTTGGTATAGGCACTCCTGACAAGGAAAAGTTTTATGCAGACATGA